CCTGATTGTTCCTGAAGACGCTCGACAGAGTGTCAAACGCGTTTCTTCGACGCCTCATGATTTTGTTGAGGCGGTCACTTTGCGAATGCGGAAGGTCCTTTCTGGTTTTGGACCGTCGATGCCATCGATGATGCAACCATCTGGCTCGGCATGTTTCGAGAGCTCCCGTGCTAAGGGAGGTGGTTCTGCGTACATCGCGGATCGTTACCACTTCGAAATAGAACCTGACACGAATGCTATTCGTGACTTCTCTGGTGAACTGTTGGCGATGGATTATCTGCCGGTTCACGGTGTCAAAGAGATCCGTGGATTTCCTTTTCCACGCGTTGCCCATGTACTTTCGGATGTCGAAAAGTATCTCTTTGAGGATAATGAGAAGAATTTCCTGAGCTCTGCTGGCTCTGGCGACCCTCGTAGCGTGAAAGCTCGGGTCGCAGCAGTCTTGGAACCTGGTAAGGTACGTACCGTTACCGCCGGGGAGGCAATACCGTATTGGCTCTCACGGTCCTTTCAAAAGGATATCCATGGTTACATAAGGAAAATTCCGCAATTCTCTCTTTGCGGTCAACCCCTCGAGAAATGGCATTTAAAGTTTCTCGATCGTCTCTCAGGAGAGTATGGCTGGTTTCAAGGCCGTACGGTTGATGGTGAGGAGACCGTCTGGGTTTCTGGCGATTATTCCGGTGCGACCGATGAGATTGATATCCGTCTCACGCGCGCCTGCCATGGACTCATGATGGAGCAGCTGCTACGACATCATGGAATTTCGTCGTATGTCGGCAAGTGCGTAGCCACCTACAACGCGTGCATTGAACCGCACGAGGTGAGCTATCCGAAGAATTTGGTGGAAGTTGCGGAGGGTCAAGGTAAGGATCTTTCTCCATGCAATCAGCAGAATGGTCAGTTGATGGGTTCAACCCTGTCGTTCCCCATTCTTTGCATTGTCAACTTCTGCGTGGCCTGGTTAGCCCTGTTCCCACACGTCTGGGACTTTACGAAGGTACCGATCCTCGTAAATGGTGATGACATTCTTTTCAGGTGTCCGGAGTCGATGTACTCCACCTGGTGCGATCATATTAAGAATGCCGGTTTCCGGAAATCTGTCGGTAAAAACTTTGCACACAAAGACAAGATTTTCATCAATTCGCAACCGTGGATCGCTCGTAAGCGTGTTGATTTTACGCTGAGCCTAGGTGCGAATTTGAGTATCTCCCTTTCTTCAATACTGGCCTTTTGCATGGCCAATCGAAAGTAGCGAAGAAGCCCCGTTGTGAAGGTGAATCGGGTGGGACCTACCAAGCCC